GCTCTTCCGATCTGGGGTAGTGGTATTCAGTTCATTTCCCTCCCCTCCTTCCCCATTTCTGAACATCTCGCTTGTCAAGGGTTGTGTCTGTTTTGTGACGTTGTGTTCGTCACATCCTCCTTTACGTGTTGTTCATCACTCTCTTCTGCATTGTTCTTCATCTTCATTGCTGCTATTCTTATTTCATGTTCAGAGGGACAGATGGTCTGTTCCGGGAAGGTGAGCTGTGCAGGTGAATCATGTGTGGGCTGAGTTGAAGCCGTTTCGGGTGGCGCGTGGTCGGTGGGTGTTGCGGGCGGCCTTGCCGGTTCCGGTGGTTGTGTGTTTCAGTACTGAGTTTTTTGCGAATGATGTTCCTGTTACGTATGAACAGGTTGTTCAGCTGGCTAAGTGTGAACATGCAGCGCGTGCCTACGATCGTGAACTGGATACTCTTCGTCGCATGGGGTTGAAGGGCCGTGACCTAGTCAAGAACTGCGCCCTCTGATAGAGTGCAACTACAACTCCATCCGCCTCATCCAACCAAGGAGGAACTTCAAATGTTCGACGACAACGCACACACCCTCTCAGATCTCGTTCAGGTCATTGCCGGCATCCATAAGGTTCCGGTGATCCACAGGTCATTCCTCGGTCATTACGTGACGGAGGTGAAGGGAAAGGACTTCAGGCTTCAGGTGTTCCGGCACCCGGAGACGACTGTCTACCGCATTGATGGCCGCAAGGTCAGCGTGGAGGACGCCTACCAGGCGGCGCTCTCCGCTCTCTGAGCGAGACAGAATCCCGCCCCCTACCTACCGGTGGGGGGCGGGACTTTTGTGCGCGCTATCGGCTAGCCAGCGATTCCTAGCGTGGTCTGGATCCCTCGATAGAGGGTCACTGATCTAATTCGCCCGTCCACATTGCCTGAATGCTTGATGTAGAGCTTCATGTTATTAACAGGCTTGTTGAAGATTTGCGGCACCAATAGAACGCCGCCAACAACACCTTGAATAGTCCTATTAAAGGTGATGACTGGGGTAAGTGGCGGGTCATCGTTTCCGCGGTCGAACCATAGACCCATTGATAGCTCACCATTACCAGTAATGGTGATGGTTTCGCACTCTGCTTCTATAACCCACACGGGGCATAGTATTTGATTGAATGGTGAACTAAACGAAGTTGAGCTTTGAGTCTTCAAATAAAGGGTTCCGTTGGCGCGATCAATACCTGACGAACCCGTCCACGTGGCGAAGTTTGACTCAAACCTCATCAGCTTAGTTGAAATAGCAAGGTGACCCTCGATCTTATTCACCAATGAAGGCAGCGTCTTGATCATGTCCTGCTCGGCCTTGCTGATACCCACGCCGTCGGCACCCTTCATGCCCGGCAAACCTTGAGGACCACGCTCACCCTTCTCACCGCGAGGACCAGGATCGCCCTTCGGCCCCGGGTCACCCTTCAAGCCCTGAGCGCCACTGAGCCCCGCACGCCCTTGAGGACCCATCTCACCCCTCTCACCCTTATCGCCCTTCAACCCAGGCCGCCCCTGAGCGCCTGGCTCACCCTTCTCACCGCGCTCACCGCGCTCCCCCGGCAAACCTCGCTCACCCCGAGCACCCGTATGCCCACGAAGCCCCCGCTTACCTTCCGGCCCTTCAGGCCCTTCAGGACCAGGATCACCCTTCGGCCCGACGTCGCCGCGCGGACCCTTCATGCGCCCCTCCTCGATCAGCCGCTGCGTGCGCGTAGCGACGTCGCGGATGCGACTCACCTCTTGCTCGATCTGGGTCACGTGCGTTGGCGAGATGGGCGTGTGGGAAACAAGCTCGGCCATCTGATTCTCCCCCGGCTGGATAATGGTATGCATGTCGATAACAGGAATTTTCACGGCATTCGTGCCGCGGGTCAGCAGAATATGGTAGGTCCAGGGCCCCGGCGGGTTCGTCCCCTCATCCGGCGCGTAGACAGGCACCGTGAAACGCCCACTGACCTCACAGACGACAGGCTCGACGACGATGCCGTCGGGCGTCATCACGACACGCGGATCGGGAGAGATGACGAGCGTGCCGCTCGCATCCTCCCCGGACGCCGACGTGAGGCGCCCCTTCAGAAATGCGAGCGACACGCTCGTTCACCTCACTTCAATGATTACTTGTTCTCGTTGTTCTTCTGAGTCAACAGAGCCGCCAGATACCCGATCACAGTCCCCGCGTACCGCTTACCGGCCTCACCCGGGCGCAGCCGGTCGGCGATCTCCTCAACGAGGGCGTGCGTCGCCTTCGTCTCCTCCCAGATCGCTTTCAGGTACCAATTGATGTCCCCCGCGTAGTGCTCGCCCTCCTTGCCGCTGCGCAGTAGGGAAGCGATCTCCTCGAGCAGCTCATTGCTGGATGCCATTTCTAACTCATCTCCGTTTTCGTAGTTGTAGTTGTCACCGTTGCGGTACCGGATCACCCAGTACCATTTCCCGGTCTGCGTGTAGGGGTGCCCCCAGTAGTTCCAGGCGTGCACCTCATTTCCGGTCGAGTCTCCGGCGTAGCCGTCGATCGACCCGTCTTCAGCGATCCACGCCTCGCAGATCAGCCCCATGCCGATCATGCACACGTGCCCGTCGGTGAGGAGGATGTCCCCATCGGTGGGCACGTAGTCTTCGTCCCACTCCCAGATATCGAATTTTCCGGACTCTGCAGCTTGCTGACGCAAGCTGCCGGTCCACACATCCCGAGTGAAAACGGGGTCGCCGTACCACTCGAAGATGGCGCAGATCATCTCACTGCAGTCAACGTTCACGTAGTGGCTCGTGTCGCTCGGGCCACTGAGCGAGTAGATCGTCTGCCGCTCCGGCTGACTGTAGCCGATGCAGTCGTTCTGGGTGATCGCGTATGCGATGCTCCCGAGACTCATCAGGACTCATCCTTGGGAACGTTGGCGTCAGCGACGGCGAGGACGGCGGCGAAGAGCGCCCCGAGCGCGTCCGAGACGTCGGAGGTGATGTACCCCTTGACGACGAGCAGACCGCCGATGACGATGCCGATCTTGTAGATTGCTGACCTGAGAGCCGGATCAAGCTCTTTCATTTCTTCTCCTTCGTGATTGAGCTGATTTCGTCAACTCGGTTTTCGATGTTGCTCAGGCGCTCCATGACGCCCGGTCTCCGAGGAACCCCCGGACGCTCCTCCGTCCCCTGCCAGTCGGTGAGCAGAGTGGAGAGTCTCTTCATTTGCGGATGGATATAAGCCCATATGCTCCCGATTCCGAGAATAAGGCCGAACCATGACGTGATGACGCTTATGTCGATAATAAATTTCATAGAAAAAGTTCCTGGAAACCGTTACGAGACTGTGGAGAATCAAAAAATAGCCGCCCCGCACGGTACTTGCGGCGAAGCCACTGACAGATCTTATCGTTGCGCACCAACCCGATCTCCCCTTCCCGTACGTCATCCGTGATGGTGTACATTATACCCACTCTTTTCGGCTGACGGCGCTGGAAGAACACAGCGCCCTGCCCCACCCAGACGGAGAAAGCGCCCGACGAGCAGCGAATGCTGAAATCATACTGCGCCTTCGAATCCTTCTTGGCGACGAGCCTGCCATCATTATCACGGAAGTCGTTCTGCACAGCATAATCGGCGTAGGTGCCCGAGAAATCCTTGATGAACCTGCCGAAGCGAGTATTCATCACTTCACGGGCGAATTTCTCAGAATCAACGAAATGAGCCACGACGAAGCCATCCCCGAAACGAGTTAGCTCCCTCTCCGGTGTAACGCCCCACGCCGCGAAGTATGGGTTCATGATGGTCACCGCGTTGGAGAGCATGAAGACGCGCGTTTTATCTTGATACCGGTCCACCGTACTGTAGAAGTCTAAAAACTTCGTAACTTCATCGGTAAGAAAACGGGTTACTCCTTGCTCGATGATGAACTCATCATAAATGATGGTTGTCACGAGAGGGAAAGCCACAGATTTTACGTGCCCCGCAATGCTGAGTGCCTGGAAGTATCCCATGGTTTTCCACTTATCGTCATCTTCCAGGCGATATTCAGCTCGCGGGCCGTTCACTCTGAATTCGTAACCAGGGAATTCGTGGGCGATGTCTGAGAAGAAATTATCTCGGTTCTTCAGCTCGGGCTTGTAGCGCCTCAAGTAGATGAATTCCTCTCCGCGTTCGATCGCGTTCTTGATGACGATTTTCTTCGCGCCGTATGTTTTTCCGAGACCGCGCGCGCCCATGATCATATTGATGACGGCATTATATGAGAGTACGCGACCGAAATCGTAATAAGAAAATTTTCTCTTAGACATAGCGCTTCAGCTTCCAATAACATCCGGAGAACATGGATGCATTGCCCCAATGCGGCTCAGAATGCCCGTCAGGACCGCGCGCCCCAATAGTCTCCCCATTCTCACCGCCGGTGCAATACTCAACGTGACCGCCACCAGAATACCACCGGCACACGATCAGATCACCTTCGCGAATCTGATCATACGCATCGAAAGCGCCGCCACCTTCAGCAACAACCCACCCATACGAATCGATCATCTCCGCAGTACCGCCAGCACCAATATCCATGCCCAGGCACGTGTTGTACAACCACCACACGAAGCCGCTGCAGTCAGTCACACCCGTCTGATCCGGGTGCAGCCGCGCCTCATACCACTGGTGGTACTCGAACTTGCCGATACTGTTTATGGCGAGCTCAGTGAGAGCATGAAGATTGCCACCGCCGCCACCGCCGCCGCCACCGCCGCCGCCTCCAGATCCACCCTTCTTCCCATCCTTCTGCGACTCTTTCGACGCCACCCAGTAACCATCGCCACTAGGCATAGCGCGAGCAATGGTTCCGTCAACGAGGTATATGCTGAGTGCTCCACTACCGTCGCGCTTGACATACTTGATCTTCTTGGAGACCTTACCTGCATCTTTTCCGGCACTTTTGGACATATCAGTCCCAGACTCTCCGGGGCTGAGTTCCACGCCGTTCGTCTCCAGGTTGGCGATCATCCGGTACGCGACCTCATAGCGCTGCCCGGCCGCCCACCATTCGCCCTCATACTTGATGGCCGCCGCCATCGAATCCAATGTCGCAGGCGTCCCCGCACCCTGTGCCAGGCGCCCCAGAATACTCGCGTAGTTCCCCCACCGGTGCATCACCACGATCAGCAGCATGCACGCTTCAGTCTCACCTTCAGGGTCCATCCCCAGTTCCTGACAGCGGGGAATGTAGTCATTCTCCAGGTCGGCGAGCATCTGTGAGTTCTGGATGCGATGCCCTTGCTCACTGTCCAGCGCGTCACTGAGCGCACTACGGTCGCCGGCACCCAGATACTGGTACTTCCGGGACCCGATCGTCCACGAATCGCGCCCCTCACCCATCCACCCGTCAACAGTGGGACCGAAACTCACCCCGCTGAAGCGTGCAAGAAGATCATAGGCCCGCCCCTGCGTCCACTGCCCAATACCCAAGGAAAGAGTATCCGGGGCTGAAATAATAGAATAATCGTTACTTGCCTCAACAGTGGCGAGCGTAGCGATCATGCATTTTTTGTGGACTTCATCGAAAGCCATACTTCACACTCCATATGAAACACCCTCCAGCGCCCACCCATTGGCGCTGGAGGGTGACCTCATCCCCTGGCGAGATCAGTGTACCACAATGCGCGTGTTGCGCATGAACACCTTCGTGTCCTTGTTCGTCGGCCCATTGAACCGCAGCGAGAACGTATACCGCCCCGCACCCTCATCCGCCTTGAACAACCCCGCCACCTGCGAATGCACGTAGGAGCCGTCGAACGGGCCCTGCGAACCAGAACACGCGAACCACGACGTCGCACCGCTCGGGCGCTCCATGAACAAGTACCAGTGAATCGCGTTCGACCCCTGCGTACTGTGGTGAGCCTGCGCAATCGCCGTCACCACATCATCTGCATTCAGCTCCACAGTACCCGACACAACGGTCGTGTTCTCAGAGTCATTCGCGCTACGAAGGATGCGGTCGTTCTCACCGGACTTGATCACTTGGTACCGGGTGCGCATCACCGCAGCCTTGTCACCGGCTGCCTTCGCATCCGCGATGCCCGCGGCCAGTCCGTTCGCCGACTGGGCAGCACTGGACGCACTCGCCGCCGCGGCGTTTGCCGTTTGCGACGCCGCGTTCGCCGTCGCCGTCGCCGTCGCCGCCGTCCGGTTCGCCTCTGTCGCGTTGGTGGACGCCGCCGTCGCCATCTCGACGGCCTTGTCGGACTTCGTCTTGGCTTCCTCAGCCATCGCCTGCGCCCGCTGCGCATCGCCCTTAGCGTTGGCCGACACGGACAGCGCCGATTGCGCCGACTCTTTGGCGATATGAGTGTTGTCGCTCGCGTCGTTGGCGGCCGCCAGCGCACTGGTGGCGTCACGTGCCGCCGCCGTCGCCTGGACGGTCGCCTCTCCCAGCTTCTCGTCAATCATGTTCATAGCGCTGTTCATGTCTCCGAGCACGGAGAAATGGTCACTCGCCTGGTAGATCGGGAGCTGGAAATTCTTGGTCCTGTTTGTTGCCGGCATTATTTTCTCTCCTTACGCTGGCACGAATCGGTTTTCAATGTCCTGCAGTGATGGCGTCTCGAAGTAGTCCACTGTCCACGACACCATGTTACCACTACCGGTTTTCATCATTTCCACAACCTCATACAGGGCATCCCTCATGTTCATGCGATTCCCGGTAATCGGCGAGAAAATATAGTCGCGATCGAATTCTCGGATGAACACCTTACCATTGGTCTCCATCTCAGAGATGCTCATCGGCAGGCTTTCAATCTCCTTGCAGGTTGCGGCCATGCGGGAGAAATCCTCCGCCAGTAACCCATTGACTGTATATCGGTTGTGCATGTCGAAGAGCAGTTCCTCCAGGGTGGAGGGACCCCCGCGCAACCAGTTTGTGACCTCAATGTGATCGCGGTTAATGCGACGATCAAGATACTCCTCCAACGAATTCTTGAAAATCTTGAACTCATCATCATACTTCGCAATGGCGTCGCGCAGCATCTGTCGCACTTGCGGCGGCAACGCCTTGTAGTTCTCCATCTCCTTATTGAGATCAATAATGAGAGCGTGAACTTTCTGATTATAGTCTCCCGCAAGCGACTCAAGCGCATTACTGAGTGCCGTCTTCAACCCATCGTCAACCCACCGACGCATCTCCTCCATCATCTGCAGGTACGTGTACCCGTCCCTGTAAGTGAAAGGAATAGAGTTACTCAGACGGTAGTCAGGAGGAATGAGCAGGTACTCATCCTCAATAAATTGACCAGGGCCGGAATGCGGACGCCCTTCCAGTGAAACTGTCATTCGTACTCCTAATCCCCATGAACAATTCCTGCAATTCAATAATGATCATGAGATCAACATTGATAAACGTGTCACGCCACGCCGCAATAAGCTGAGCCGTATGCCCAGTATAACCCGTTGACCGCGATTTGGACGACTGCGAACCGCGAGAAGACGACTCGCCCGACCCGCGCGACGTTGTCGAACCGTCCGTATCGTTCACACCCCCACTATCACTACTCACATCGCTAGCCGCCGTCGCATAATCCTTGTCGCCTGACAGTCGCACCTGTGGAAGCTGAGACTGCACCGTCCTGGACTTCGCATCACTCTTCGACACCGTTTTCGACGTGGTTTCTCCACTATCACTATGCTCGCTGCGAGAGCTTGTGTCCTGCTCGCTCGCCGACGTCGAGATGACATCCTGCGTGGACAGTGGATCGATCTTGATGAGCTCCGCCTCGTACAGCTTGTTGTAGTACGGCATGATCTCTTGCATCTTGGTGCGCATCTGCCGCATCCACATGTCCACGGTCTCATGCGAGATCTCGTTGTACCAGAAATGATCAATGATCTTCTGGTTCAGAATATCGCGGTACGCCTCATCGAAAATCGGATACGAATCTAGCCCCAGTGAATTGGTGCCGTGGCGGGCAACAACTTCGCGCAGTTCTATGGTGAAGTCAGGCATTAGTAGGCTCCTTATCGCTGTGAGGGTTCATGGCTTCAAGATCAGTGCTCCCCAGGCCACCCATGGCAGCCTGCATCGCCATCATCTCCATCGGGTCCTCCCCCGGCTCCGACGTCTGGTCAAGGTTCCACTCGACGTGGACATCGAGCTTGAACATGCGGTTGATCTGATCGCACGCCGCGCGCCGCGCGTTCAACGCCACCGCCCGCATCCCGAGCACCTGACCAGAACTACCGCTGGCTTCCTCAACAACCATGCGCTCACGCTTCTCAGAGTTCACGTTCATGATGCCCAGCAATGTCATGCACTCATTCCAGGTCTTGACCTTGGCCTCCATGACGTCCTGAATCTGGTGGGGCTTGTACCCCGTATCGAACATGGCAACCTTGTCAGCCAGTGAATCGCGGTTCATGGTTTCAGTTGCGAAAATAACGGGCTGCCCCTCGACAACCTTATTGTAGGCCTGCACAAAGGTGTGGTACTCGTTATTGTTAACCGCGAACACAATAGGGTGGCGCGCATTCAGCATGTTGATCTCAAGGGTGCGATCGAAGGCCGCAAGACGCTGCGCGTAGGTGTCGATCACGTCCCAGTCGGGGCAGCGCATGTAGTTGGCCCAGATGGGGACACAGCTCTTGGCGTCCAGCGTCTTCGAGTAGACTTGGTTGCCGTAGACTACGAACTCTGTCGGGTTGTTGTACATATTCAGCTGCCCGAGCCCTGTGGCGCGCAGCGCCATGAACCTCGCGAATTCCTGGTCGTAATAGAATACGGCCAGCGCATCGTGCATGAGCGTGACTTCCAGGTACCTCGCGTCGATCGTCTCCGGCAACCCCTGCCAATTGAACCGGTTGGAGCACAACTCACTAATGATCCGTACGTACATGCGGAACAGGTGATCCTCACGATTCTGAGCGGGGTTCGCCCGCATTGACCCGCCCTCAGCGAAAGGGCGGTATATTTGGCTGTTCACATAATCCTCACGCTTCATGATCACCACTCCATATTGATGTTGACGCCGGGTAGGGGCTCGTTATCTGCGAAATCGGTTTTTCCAATCCTATCCGGATCGGACCACACGGTCACACCCTTCTCGAAAATACCACGAATCGACTGGCGAAAACCTTCGGGACACGTCGTTGAATACAGGTAGGTTTCCTGCATCTTCCAGTACGTGAAGTTAGTCATGCACTGAAGATTCTTCGGGACCTTCGTCGGAATATTCATCGCATACCCGTACCGCAGCCAGAACTCGCCGATACGCGTCAACGTACCGTCATCAATGCGGCGCTGACGGCACACGAGACGCCACCCGTAAGTAGCAAGGTTGAAGGCGTCGCCACCAACGCCGCCCGACGTCGTCGGAGCGATCATCCGCGAGTCCTGCACCTTGGCATTGATACCCGCAATCGCGTTCGCGTAATCGCCGTTGGCGGCGAACTTCGCCATCGCCAAGTTCGTGTCCGCATTGAACTTCGCATAGCTGTTGTTCAGCCCGGTCATGGCGCTACGGGCCTCGATCTCGCGACGGTTGTTCTCCATTGCCATCCCGTAGGCCATGCCATTATTGATGCCGCCCATCAGCGCCGAACTCAGCGCCCCGCCAATGTTTCCGCCAGCGAGCTGCCCGATCGCGCCCGCGCCGGTGTTCAGTGTGCCGCCCAGCAGACGCATGTTGGCGTTGTACTCAGCGCCCTGCCGCGAGTAGGCATTGGTGAGGTCGGTCGCTTGATTTGCCTGCATCATAGACGCCTGAGCCTGCGTATAGGACGTATCCGCACCCCGGATCGCCTTCTGCTGAGCCCAATCAGCGCTCTGATACTGGTAGTGGATCGAGTGCGCATTACCCGCCATGTACTGCAGGTACCCATTGTTGGTGAGCGCGAACGTTGGCAGGGCGCTGATCCCGGTCATGGCGTCGAAGTGCTCGGAGTAGGCGTTGTTGCCGTCGCCGGTATTGTTCTGGTTGTAGCCGTTGACGGTGAACATGATGCGCGGCCCTGGCGGCACGACGTGCGCCCACATGGTCACCTTCAGGCTCGTGTCCCACACGCATTCGGGGCGCACCAGGAGTGGGGCGCCGTTGAACATGGTCACCTCGTAGACCATGTACGGGTAGGTGTAGAGCTTCCAGAGCATGCGGTAGCGCTCAGGAATGTTGTCCTCCTTGCGGAAGCCGGGCGCAAGATCGATCGTCTGGTTGTTGTTGATTCCTGCGGATCCGAAGCCGGTGGTGATCGGGTAGACGGTCGCTCCCTGCTTCTTGGTGCGACGCTTCTTGTCTTCCTCGTAGCCGGACGTATCCGGAGTCTTCGCGCTCGTCAGACCATCGAAGTTAATAATCCCCTTGGGGATGGCGGTGATGGTTTGCACGCCCTGGCTCACCCATGGACAGTTGGAGAGGGCTTCGGCCAGCGTCCTGAAGTTGCCGATGTCCATGGCGTACACGCACGTCGCGTTCGCCATGCCACCGGCGAGCGAGCCTTTCGCCGTCTGGAAGTGGGGGTCATCCTCGGTGCCGTAATCGACGAGTAGATCGATAGCGGAGGTGACGATGATGTCATAGTTGGCTGAATCGACGTTGCCGTCGATATGTTCGACGGAGGCCATGTCATGGCGCCACACTTCAGAGATGACGTACTCGCCACCGGTGTCGAGGCCTTCGGGAACGGTGAGGTACTTGCGCCCGTAGTTCTCCCATTTGTCTTGGGCGGCGATGCCGATGTGCCCGCGCTCGACGTAGCACATGCCGAATTTGATTTCGTGCATGTAGGTTTGCCAGACGTCGAGCTGTACGGTGAACTCGGTCGTGTGTGGCGCAACGTACTCTACGGACGTAATGAAGTAGTAGAATGTGTTGCGGGAATTCACCGAATCAGCAGCATTCCTCACACACATGTAATTGTACTCATTCGCCTGGCTGAAGGGAATATCAAGCCTTACGGGCTGTCCTTGAGCGCAGTACGTCAAACCATTGACGACAAGCTTGATGCCCTTCTCATCATGATAGTTCCACGCCTTGTCATAGTCATCGAACCATACAATATCGCGGTACGTGGAATCCCATTTCACGCGCGAAAGAACAACCGTGGTGCCAGGCGTCCACACGGCATAATTAAAATCGTATCCGAAATCCCCAATATCTTCAGGGGGCTGATATGAAGTCATGAAAGAAGAATACCACGACCGTCGTGACGACGGCCGTGGTATTCAAGGAAAGGAGGGTTACTCCTTGGGCCAGACCTTCACGGCCTTCGACGTATCCACCGCAACCGCAACAGTCACAGGGGTCTGTGTGATGCGCTTGTGAGTCGTCGGATCGATGTAGGTGATCGACCCGGCGACCGTGAGCGTCTCCGCCGTCTCATCCAGGCCCACCTTGAGCACGCCCTCATTCGTGATGCGGGTGCGCTGCGACTTTGCACCCGTCACCGAGAACGCAACACCGAACTCATAGTCGTAGGTGTTCTTGCCGGACACCTTATGGACGATCTCGATGTTCTCGCCCGGCAGTGCCTTCGCCGTCGCCGAAACAACCGTGCCCGTGTCGGCGTGCGCGGCCTTGTCGATCGTCAGCTTCAGCTCGCTCGGCTTGATCATGATCGCGGAGTCGTCGTCACCGGTCCACAAGGCGACGGCAGGAACGAACAGCGAGGCACTGATCACCTCCCAGTGGTGCAGGAAGTAGTTCGTACCCAGCGAGATAGCGTTGGGCTGAGACTGGTTCTCCAGCAGGTTATCTGCAATGACGAAGAAGTCCTTCGTCGTCAGAATGGCCTGCGTCTTCTCCATCCCGAAGTACTCTTCCGGAATGGTGACGATGCGACCATTGAGCTGGCTGAACTCCTGGTTGAAAGCAGCGGACCATGCCTCAACGCCGATGTTCGCCATGACCTCAGGAGTGGTGATGAGCACCAAATCCTCGGGCTTAGCGAACGTCTCCATGTGCGCCGCATTGTACTTGCGGCTGATGAACTGGAGATTGCCGGCGAGCGCCTGCGTCTTCTTGATGAAAGCCTTCGAATCCGCCTCAGTGGCGGCAAGGGTGCGCAGGTTCGGGACCTTGGCGTGCCAGAAGCCGCCGTTGGCCTCATACTCGGCGAACAGCGACGTAGTCTGCAGGAACTCATCCCACTGGTCCGACGTGGTCGGCACGGCGAGGATCTGCTGCAGATACTGCTGCAGGCCGGACTCGTCCAGGAAGGCGCGGCGCACCTGGTCGCGGTTGACGGTGATCTTGTAGTACTCGCGCCGGTTCACAGTGTGGAACTGGGAAGCGACGTTGGGCTTGCGCGCCGCAAACAAGTCCTTCTCCATGTAGTCACGGTCGCCGGAGTACAGGTAGGACTCGATGAGACCCTGCTGCACCTCTTCGATCGTGTCGCCGAACTCAAGCATGCCGCGCTTGAAGATCGCGAGAGGGTTGTTCCATGTAATGTCACGGAGAATGTACGTGCCGATCCGGTTGACGAGCGCGTCACAGAACTCGTTGTAGGACGGCGTGTAGGACATGAGGCTGCGGAGCGTCGCAGAAATATTGCCCTTGGTCGCCTCCGGGACGCGCCTCTGATAGTCGGCGGACGCGTCATTACGAATGCGATTCAGCGCCTCAATATTATCGATCCCGCGAATCTTACCTGTGGGCTGCATTAGTTCTTCTCCTTGTCATTGCCCTGGTTCTGGAAATAAGCGTCGATCGAACCATCATCCTGATAGTCGTCAACATTATCGGAATCGCCAGACTCAGCAGTAGAACCGCCATCCGATACCGCAGTCAGAAGATCATAGTTCTTGCTCTTCAGCGAATTAACGAGATCATTCAGCTCACCATTCTGCGATGTCATCTCCTCGATCTTAGTCTTCGCCGAATCAAACCCGCTACTCACCTCATCGTAAGCACCGCGCAGATCATCATAAATAGTGGCCGGAAGACCGTCCTCCGGCGGATTCTGAAGCATATCTACAAGAGAATTGAAATCCATTTTACTTCTCCATAAAGGTAGGGTAGGAGCTCTACACCCCTACCCTACCAGCTAACCGGAAATTCTGGCTACGGCAACAGCCGACTACCAATCGAATGCGGTGCCCGGCGGCATTCAATCCGTGGTACCCGGGCAGCCCTAGTCACTCGTCGCCAGACTCCGGGGCCTTGTAGCCGTGCTCGACCGCCCAGTCCTCGAGAATCTTGCGGAGCAGGAGGGGGCGCTTGAGGCGCAGGTCCCACTGCTTCTCTTCGATGAACTCATCAAGCTTGCGGTCAATGCTGACGGTGATGTTCTTCTTTGCCATGATATTCTCCTTATGCGGCGAATGTAAATGAGGTTGGCTTCAGGACTACTCCCCCTGGAACCTTTGTAGGCATGAGTTTACCATACCATCGTTGATCTTCAAGTAAATCTTCCGGTGTGATCTGCGCCGCAAGATATTTCGGTAGCCCAGCAATGTGCGTTTCCGGAACGCCGTCGATCACCTCGCAATACTGTTTAGCGCGCACGAAGATCGCCCGCGAGAACGTGGCCTCATGCTTCCAGGCCCCAATGTTCGTCGGATGCACGGTGATCTGATTCGGCTTCTCCGTCCCCAAAAGGTGTAGCGAATCAGTGTCGGCGTACAGGAAGCGGTCATAATTGAGCTGCGCCGAAGTGACTGTATGGTGCCGTGCCCATGCGGTCACGAAGCACCCCACGGGGGTGTAGACGGGGTCGGCGCTGTCCGCAGGGCCGCTGACCAGCTTGACGTGGTCGCCGTCGAGGATGGGCTTCTTCCCAGTCGTGTTCGTGTTCTTGGCGAACTTTCCATAAAGTGAATTCAGCATTAATTTAGCAATTGTTCGCTTGCCGCCGGTTGAGTTGGCCTTCACTTCCATCCATTTATCAATATAATCGGCGATCATCCCACGTTCGCTATCAAAAGTGAATGTGCCGTTACAGGTAATAATATTAAGATCATAGTGCTTCGACCACAAATCAAGATCAACTGACGTGCACGTCAGTGTCGTCGGCTCATCAATGGCCTTCACATACTCTGCCCCGTTAAAGAATCGAGAACGCTTGATCTGAATGCAGGGGATGCGATTTTCCTTCAGCTTCGCGGTCACCGTCACGGAAGTAATGAATAGGCCGTCATCGGGAATATAATCAACGATATTCGGCTTGCCGAAGGGCAGGAGGTCTTCATGCATGACGTACGGATACAATGAATTCACGTCATACACGTCGCCCGCGCCCACGATACGGCGAGAAAAGCGAGGGTCAGCGTACGTGAAGCCACCACGATACGCCTGCCTGATCTCCTGATCCAAGCTGGCAGGGAGAACGGGAAAAGACTTCGTGAACGCCGCCTGCCCACCATAGACCTTCTTGAACTCGGCCATAGCATCGCTGCCCACGGTAAGGTTCGTCAGGCCATGAGAAAGCTGCTCGGCGAGCGCCCTGGCCACAATCTCGACGTCACGGCGCAAATAGTCCCACTCCTCTTCACTAGGAATATAGCCAACCGGGCGGGGTTTGTCGTAATCGATCTCACCCTTGGGCTCAGGTAGATCAAAGGCCTTTGCGATCGCCGCAACGGGCATAGGAATCTTCTTGAGCGAATCACGGATCTCGGTAACAACACCGTGCACATTAATGGTGATGGTGTAAAACTTGCCCATCTTATCGATGAGAGTTGAGAACTCCATTTCTCCGGGCTTGCCTTCAACCCACTTCCACCCATTCTTCATGACGTAATCGATGATAAAGATACCGTCGAAAGAAAGATTATGGAAGTAGGTTGTCGTTGCGGCTTCGCCCAAGTAATCAATGAATGAGCCAATATCAGTGCCGCGCTTGAGGTCCTTGAGGTTGTGAATGTTCACCGAAGCCCATGCCCAGACGCGGCAGTCATTCTCGTCGGTGGTGGTCTCGAAGTCAGCGCTTCTTACGGCGACGGGACTTTTTGCGCGTCTTTTCCGGCTTGATTTCGAGATTTTCGGCTTCATCAATCATACCAAGGAGAGTGAGAATTTTTTCATCATAGTCATCAAGTATCGCGGCAATAGCGCGCTTACCAATCTTGTCGTTGTCCTGATTATGGATGGCCCAATAGAGTCGGGAAAGGCGATCCGCGAAATAATCATCATTACTCCACATGAACCAAAGCTTATCGTCTGGAAGATCGAGAACTCTGCGCAGGCGATCGTCACCGATCTCATCGATCATCTCCGAAATATTCTGACGCGCTTGAGAAATCGCCTTGTCGCGGCCCCTCGTCGTCTGGCGCTCATTCATGCTCTTGGCAATGGTGTATGCGCCCTCATCGGAACTGAACCGCCGCGGAGTGGGAAGGCGATACTCAACCAAGGATTCGGCACTACCTGACTCCAGGTACGCCTTTTTCACGCGCCAATCTTCATCATACTCTTTTGCTGTAATGCCTACCCATGGGATGAAGGTGCCCGCAACCGATTTCTTGTACTCACGCTTGCGCTCATTATCACGCTTATACTCACGGCGCACGGCACGCATGGCGTCACCGCTGATAATATTTCCCCGGGCCCCCGCATAATATGTGGTGCCCTGAAAGAGAAACTTATCGAGACGTTCGAGATGGCGCTTCACCTGCGCCGTCGTCATGCGATTAATGCGCGCCTCACCCTTGCGCACGTCATATTCCGTGCCCGCAATATCAACACCGAACTGTCCATTGTTCAGGTCGGTGAGTAGACCACCTGCGCGGGGGTTGTAGGTCCCCTGCTTGATGAGGCGCACTTTACGTGTGGCGCGGGCCTCAGCTTTGAGGGCCCTAAGGCGCAGGTCTCCTAGAGATGGTTTACCGGTCATGAAAGCTCCTCCGCCCCTCCGTGTGGAGGAGCGGAGGAGCTTGTCTGTATTCTAGGCTAGATCAGGCAACCTCAAGGGAGTAGAAGCGGCGCATCTTGGTGCCCTTCTCAACCACCTTGACGGTGAGGGGCTGCTCCCACTCGTTCGGGTCTCCGAAAATGGAGATGATGTTCCTCACGCTGTTGAGTAGACCCTTCGAGGTGGCGGAGTAAACCTTGCCGTCGTCGAGGACGAGAGTGGTGCGGGGGACAGTGATGACCTCATTGTCCTCGCTCGTGATCTCGACTTCCTGCACGATGATGTGCTTGAGTCCAACGACGCTGCCGACGAGGTCGGCGACGGAGTCGGAGCCGTTGACGGCTTGGTAGACGGTCTTCTTGTCCTCGAGGGTGGTGCCCTTGATGGTGCTGTAGAAGCCGCTGGCCTGGAGATTGGCGGCCACGTTAACGGATGAGATCTCGTTCGATGCCATCGGAGATGATCCTTTCATGTTGTTCGAAGTACACGCTTGTTGGCGTGTGCCCTGAGTGTACCACACACATCAGGGCTGCGAGGTATTCGATGTATTCAGGTTTCGGAATGTTACTTAGTGAAATGCTGTGTGTTGATAGTTTGTTTTCTGTCTCACCTTCGTAGATATCTATTGTGCCCCTGCCGTGAACATAGTGAACGTCAACGGTGTAACGCTGAATTGTTGACTGAAGCCTGTCAGGATCGACGTCGTCAACTTGCCTAATGAGTGTTTGCCATTGAAGGTCAATGGTCTTAACAACCCTCTTGTCTCCCGACGGTGACGTTGTTGATCGATTGACGTCAATCTCCTCCTTAAGGACTTCAACTTCAGTGTCTTCTAAGGTTGATATGTAGATACCCATATCAGAAAAGATAGCCCGTGTTCATGTTTTCGTCAACATCTTTTGGTTCGTCAACTCGAACCGGAATGGTCTCTAAATAGACCCAGCAAAGATCGCGGAATACCTTTTCAATAATGTCATCATCTTTCATGAACGGATCGTTGATAACGATTGAACATTGGAAGATTCTGTCCATCTCCAACACGCCGGTCACCGCATTGCCGTGCTTGCTGATGCGTATGGTGTGCGGGGTGGGGCAGTGGAAAGTAATGATGGTGACCGCAGTCCGTTTTAGGAATGTGAAGGAATATTCCTCACCTTCGAGAAGATACTTTCGGGTTTCCACTGAAAAGCTCCTCGTCAATAATATTAAGAATGGAACGGTAAAATTTTGCTGATCGTGCTACACCTCTTTTGGTTGTGAACGAATACTTCCCACCTTTATATGAAAGATTAAAGTCGGAGTTTTCTACGATGATATGCGATTCAGGGAAGGAATTCATGAGAATCGCAACTACCTTAACACACTCTTTAAGCATTGCCCATACTCTTTTCTACTTCAAGAACCGCTTCAAGCTGAAGCGCCGAATCAAGAGCTTTCTCAGTGACCCTGAAATTATTGTAATAAATAACATCCTCGTCGTCAACCTTAATCTCCGCCTGAAGAATAGGAAAATAGTACTCATGCGTCGAATACTTCTCCAACGCTTCAGCTAGCTCACTCTTCATTCGTACATCGCCTCCACTTTAGTGATGAAATCGTCAACCTCGCTCGCCTTAGCCTTGCACCCATTAATAAACCAGGAGCCAGTCATGTAATGAATGTCACACCAGGAAATATCGCGCCACAACATCATACCCCTCGTAATAACAGGGGACTGAAGGGCATTCAAGCGAAGAATCAACAACCCTGTCGAATAATCCTTAGAACTCATCTCAATTCACTTCCAACGAAAGAATAATCCTCATAGTCCTCTCACTCACCTCATGACCATTGACATACCAAACACCCTCAAGATACGTCACAGAAAGAGGTGAAAGCTCAACGAACCACTCAGGATGAGCAGGGATCACATGCCGATCACCCAACCTATCCAGCCGATCCAACAAAGCCTCCATGTCATCCTTCCCGGAACAGACCATCTGTCCCTCTGAACATGAAATAAGAATAGCAGCAATGAAGATGAAGAACAATGCAGAAGAG